AAAAAAACAGGAAGTCTCCATCGCCTCGTGAAGAAATATCACTTGGTGACATTCCGGCTGGTAGAAGGATTAGTGGCGGGGTTTAGGCCCCACAACCTCCCTCCGTTAACGGGAGCTGAGATCCAGTCCCTGGTTGATTCCGACAATCAGGTGCCTGTGTTTTTAGGCGACCTTGTAGCGGAGCGCGTCAGTCAATTCACTGAACGCGAGGGACGCACACTTGAAGAGCTGCACGTGACACTAAAAGCTGGTGTCGACGCGGCGTTCTCGTTGTGCGAAGGGCTGAAGGAGAAGTTAGACCTGTATAACATCTCTTTCGATGTCAAGAGTCTCCGGATTTTGTTCCGGAAGTCCGTCCTCTTGGCCTGGGCTGGGAAACTCGAGAAGTGGTGGAAACACCAAGTCTCTTGGATCTTTGCCCGGACCTTGAAGGATGAACTCCCCCTGGCTGCCCCCTGGTTTGAACAACTTGGGGACAAGGAGGGGCACTTGCTTGGAGGACAATTTCGTAGATTTCAAACGTTATATCTCCACGGAGGATCCGATAAGTGGGTCGGCTTCGCTTATTCTTTGATGCAAATCAAAAGAGTGGCGGATGACGTCCCAATAGACTTTATCGAGGAATCCTTGGAGAAACACCGGATCACTTTGACTAGTGAACGGCCGCGGCCCCGGAAGGCTCGACGGACGCGAGATCTCTACAAAAGCATTATCTCAACGTGCGATGATGTGTTCCCTAAGACCAAGAAATTGGCAGTCCCAGTGAGAGTTCCATCTCTTCGTTCTCATATCGAATCCACCCGGAAAGACGGGGGAGCACTCAGTTGGCTGGTAAAGAAGGAGAAGATCCTTCCTTGCCCCAGCTTGCTCACCATCATGGTTGTGGAGGGGAAGAGTGATGTAATCACCCCGGTCCCTGACGAGTTCAAAAAAACCGTCAGAAGGATCCCTGGGGTTGCTATCGACCAAGAGCGTCGATGGCTTAGTGATTACGAGAATCACTCCCCTCCCACGATGGGAGTTAGCGGGGTCAACCCGCGAGTGTGTGGCCACACCTCTCAAGTAGAGGTCTGGTCTAGATTCGACCCGGAAGATCTCCGGACAGCGTATATAAAGTACCTCGACTTCGGCTATATGCCCGGGGAGAGGCCATGGGCGGAGCCCGTGGCGCTGTGTGAGCCCTTCAAAGTGAGGGTAATAACGAAAGGCCCGTGTGGGGCCTACTGGGTTGCTAAGGGATTGCAATTGAAACTATGGTCCATGTTGAAAGACCATCCCACCTTTAGATTGGTGGGCGAACCATGCTCCGAGGAGATCATGAATGAGTTTCTAAATAAGTGCGATTCTAGTGATTGGTACATCTCAGGCGACTACGAAGCCGCAACTGACAACTTAGACCCGGATCTGACAGACTTTGCTTTCTGTTATATCTGCCAAAGATTGGGTGTGTTTCCCTCGCGGGAGATGCGTCAATGTTTGGTTGGCCATCGTCTCAAATACAAGAAGGGAGACGGGGACCAAGTGTGGGGACAGCTGATGGGGAGCCCTTTGAGCTTCATCATACTGTGCATATTGAATGTTGCGGCCAGCCGCCTGGCTCTTGACCCTAAGCTGCGCAAGCCCCTGAAGGAGCTTCCGCTGCTTGTCAACGGTGATGACATCGTTATGGGCATGTCACTTGACCAATATGCAGATTGGAAGGCGGTCACACACCAGTGTGGCCTGACTTATTCGGTAGGTAAGAACTACAAATCAAAGAAATATGTAGTAATAAATTCTGAACTCTACCGCGTGAGGAAATACCAATTCTGTGGGTCGCAGACCGCTCTCGCGAAGTTCACCCCATTCGTCAATCTAGGACTGATGAAGGGGAAGAACCGCGCTAGTGGCTCGACCCGTCTGTTTGGTGGCGGGGAGTATGTATACGATCTCTCAGGTTTGGCTCACGCACTTGTGCGTGGACATGAGCCAGAGTTCGCAGACAGACTCCTGTCCCGGTTTATTCAGTATAACCGAGATCAATTGGATAAACTGCCTCCGGGTATGTCGTGGTTTTTACCGCGATCCTCTGGAGGATACGGTCTCCCCGTGACCCGGGAACCTACAGTCTCAAAGGAACAGCTCAAAGTGGCCGCCTTCGTCCGAACTGGACAAGGTAACCTCATGATCAAACATGTAGAAGCCGACCCTTCTCTTAAGCATCTTAACTCCGAGGAGGATGCCCTAATGCAATCCCTAGGGATTGGTTGGGTTGAGGAGGGGGTAGGCGACTCTATTGGTCTAATGAGAGTTAATTGGCCCGCGTTGGGTCCAGAGACTGATGCTGATGGGCAGTTGCAAAATGTGAAGACAAATTTTCACGTTCTACGGCGAAAAGCGCTTGCGACGTCACTATCTCCTATGGAGCCGAAGAAGGCCCTGGAGACAGTAAAATTCGGTTGGTCCCGGTCGGTTTCCATGAACCTACCAGCCCTGAAAGTGCAGATATATTAAGGTCTGCACACTGGGTGGCAAATCCAGATGGGAATGAAGTTTGACCATCTGGTGGTCCGATCAAAACCGGTGACCGTGAAGGTGCGGAAGTATATTATCCGTACCGTTAATAGGGAGTTCCTGAGAACTTTGGTTCGAGGGCAAGTAACTCTACTCCGAGAAGGAGATCACGCGATCCTGAGATGAGATCACGCCCAG